CCAGGGTAGGAATAGAGGCAACCCACTCCGCTAGTGGCCCCCGCGTCTCAAGCCACGCGACCCAATGCGACCTGTCCTCCACGCCGAGACGCTCACAGCACAAGGCTGCTAGGTCATCAGGCACGGTGTTCGGGTATCTTGCTTCGGGCCGGTTGTGAAGGCTGAGTTTTGTTCTGGCCATCCAGGATCGGATCTCATGCGGGTCGGAGTGTGGGTCCAAGTCGCCGCCGTCGGGCGTCTCGGTTTGGCAGCGCTGCCACAGTTGGGTCACAAGGTCCCCCAGAAACGGCGTGTTCTGATCGCTGTATAAGTAGCCCAGCGCTCGTTGCTTCGCCATCTCCCACAGTGGGATTCCCTGTCTTGAGGATAGGTGGAACTTGCCCAGCGCGCGCTCAGGATCCGCGCAACTATTGGGGTCGCCCCGCCACACCTCGCCGGTGTAGAGCCTAGAGAGAAAGCTCAGACCCACCGAACCGGCCATCTTTGACACGCCGGTGGCTTTCTGACCATAATACGTCGCCGCTCGTTTGAACGCGGCCAGACTCACCTCGGCCGTGAGGCCGTCGTCACCACCAAATATGCCCAGCTTACGGTAGGCCTCATCGGGTTCGAGGCCGTCCTCCCGGTACGCAATGAATGCGATGAGGGCCGTGTGGAGCGTATTCAGCACCGAAGTGCCGCGTTCGCCCGACCCTCGAGCCGTGCCTTGCTGGTAAACAGTGCCACTCGGGAGAACCATCTCTCTACCGTAGGTTGACGCGTGCAGCTTGACTAGCTCTGGGGAGTTAGGGAAACACTTGGTGAGCACCTTCAACTCAAAGGTGCGGTACGCCTGCGAGATACGACCGTCCATGGACGAGAAGTCAGTCTCAAGCACGGAAAGAGCTCCGTTGGCCACGGACGCCACGCGCATCGCTACGCACGAGGGGTCCATGGCAAAAGCGTACCAGGGTTCGTCTTTGACGAGGTCTTCGAGCCCCATCACGTACCGGGCGTAATTGGCAGTCTCGCCCGGGCTGAAGTTCGCGATGATGCGTTGTGACCGGATTTTGGTTGCGGGTTCGGACTTGAGGAAAGCTTTCACACGTCTCGTTGTGTCCGCGGCGAAGGCGAGAGCCTTGACCGCCCGTTCCCGCTTGGCTCCTGGAAGTGCAGCAGTTACCGTGTCGAGCGCGTGCACAATCCCAGTTCTCCCCCTGAGGAGCTTGGAGATGAACTGGTCTTCGTAAGTCCGTACCTTTGGCGAGACGGATCTCACGTCGCTTGCCACCGCACTGACTCTTTCATCAACTGAGG